TCAATCCTAGACTTAAATGGTGAATCAATAGATACCAATACAGCAACAGGAAAGTTCTTCATATCATTAATGCTATCCCTTAACGAAATGGAAAGAGGAATTATCTCTGAGAGAACATCTACAATTCTTCAAAACAAAAAAAAGAACTTAGAAGTCTACAGTAGAAAATCTCCTTTTGGATTCAAGAAGTCAGGAAAAAAACTTATTCCTGTGCAGAAAGATTTAGATAAGGTTAGAAAGGTTATTATGCTTCATAAGACACGTTCTAAGAGAAAATTATCTCTGGACCTAGTGATAGGATACAATGTTGTAAGTAGAATTATTAGAGACAAGGACTTTTATAAAGACCATATATGAAACTACAAACAAGTTTGTTTCCTGGTAAGTGTATAATATGTAACCGTAAAATAACCACTATTTTTACGGTTTGCTCTGTGAAGTGTCAAAAAAAACTAAACGAAAGAGAGAAAAAAATAAAAAGTAATAACGAAAATTAAATTAAAATGACAGATATAGATTTATCATTCAAAGGAATAGAGTACACATTTACAGACGTGGAAATAGAAGAAAGTTGTCCTGGAGATTTTCACACCCCACCATATGAAGGAGGTGTTATAGGATACCATAAAGTTTTAACTTGTTTAAAATCCTTACAACCTAGTGTTGATGTTACAGAGATGTTTAAATCGTTGACAGATAACGACGATGTTTTGGAACAGCTAAACGATAGAGTTAAGGAAATGTACGATGAAGAACATTAATTAACATTTTTTTTTATTTAATTTTATATAACACATGAATTTTTACAGGAAAAAACCTGAAGTCATTCAGGCATTACAGTACAACGGAAACAATGTTCAGGAGATTTTGGATTTTGTTGGAACAAAAAATGAAAACTTTATGTTTCCTTTTAAAACAGATTTTATTGTAAAACATACAGACGGTAAGTTTGAAGTATACACTAAAGAAGTTTTTAAACATTTTTACGAAAAACTATGAACTACCTGTTTAAAATGCGAGAAGAGTTTAATGAAGCTTTTGGTATAGAAAGTAGAGATACTTTCGGAAATGTGCTACCAAAAGATTTTAATTTAGAATATAATATGGCAAAAGAAGAGTTAGACGAATACATGGAAGCGTGTAAAAACAACGATAAGGTTGAAATATTAGATGCTATTGTTGACCAGCTTTATCTTTTAGTAGGGAAGGCTCATAAACATGGTGTTTCACCAAAGCTTTTAAAAGAAGCCTACGAAGAAGTACATAGAAGCAATATGTCTAAATTAACTAACGAAGGTAAAGTCTTAAAAAGAGATGATGGTAAGATTATCAAGTCAGCTAATTTCACTCCTCCTGATTTAGAAAAAATGATATGAGATACGTAAAAGACTATATGCTTGTTGATATAGATTTAAAACAGCATTTGAGAAAGACTATAAATCTAGGAGAAAAGGAAGTAGAACTTTACATGGATACAATATTCTCCAGGATGGAAGAAGATGGAACAGCTCCTTTAGATCCTTCTTTGATACCTCACAAAGGAACGGTAATAGGAAAACCAAGAGGGCTTAGTAGTGTAGTAAAGAAAGATGATATTACTTTGGATGAAATAAACGAGGGAGATGTTGTTTACTTTCATCATCATGTGGTAAACTTTGAGAGAAGAACAGAAGATGGTAAGTTTTTCTTCCGGTTCTTTAGGGATATGATTGCTAAGTATGCCACCAGTGCGTATTGTAAAATTGTAGACGGAGAAATAATTCCAATACATAAATGGTCTATCTGTAAGAAGTACAAAAACATCTTTCAATCTACAACATTAATAATTCCAGAGTATCTGAAAAACAAAAAATCAGAAGACTTGTTAGAGATGGTAGCTCCTTCTAGATTTATCTCTGATGAGGTTAGCAAAGGTGACGTAATTGTTGTCAAACCTTTAGGAGTGGTTGATCTTAAAATCGAAGGTGAAGATTATGTCGTTATACATGAAGATGATATTTTCGGAGTTAAGATTTCTTAACACCCTTATAAACGAGCTTGAGCGACTGCCGAGGAACGAGGTTGCGTTTATAACCTGTTAACTTTTATTAAACAAAACATGAGAACATTAATATTAGATAAAGAAGGAAATGCAGTTATCACAACCAATGATAAGTTTGACAAAATAACTATCATGGTTGGCGAATATTATATCAAGGGATTACACATCCCATCAAAACAGTTCTCTATTGAAACAATTGACTCCATAAAAACGGTTAGAGACTATCTAAACAGCGTAATAACCAAAGGAGAAAAGGTCGCACAATTAGAAAAAGAACACAAAGAACTAAGCGAGAAATACCTACAAAAAAAAGACGAACAGGTTTACCAAAAGATAAAACAGATTAAATCTGAATTTATTAAATTGAGAGGCAAATCTGCTAGTAATGGAAAAATACACATATAAGATTGGAAGGTCTTTAGCTATAGAAGAAGGATACGAAAACGGAGAGCTTACCTGGAGTCAAATGATGCCAATAAATATCATGTTAGATATATTCCTTTTAGACTTTATGGAAGAACTTTCTGAAAATAATTAAATTTACTTTTGTCATTACAAAGTAATAGTTTAAATTAGCAATTTATAACTATTACTAAAATGAAAAGAACAACATTAATCTATGGCTCTATAGCCTGTATCTTCGCAACTTTTATAATATACTATTTAACTGGTAGCGAAGTAATTGAAGATATTGCAACCGTAATGGTTGTGGGATTCCTCCTGATAGCTGTTGTGGTTTTAATGTGTATACCTATCTACTTTTACATCAAGCAACCTATAGATAAAACATACACTATTAAAAAGGGTAATCATTACTCAGGTAAAAGGTTTAGACCCTTTTTTAAAAAAAGAAAATTAATAGTAAATATTGCATTCCATAAAGGGTGTAGATATAAAGGTTCTGACCAATTAAATGAGCAAATAAATAAAGCTGTTGGATTCGGAGAGTTAAATCATCATAAAAACTCAACAAGACTAGGTTGGAGATACAATTCTTTTAATGACAATATTGATCTTTTTAATTATGAATACATAAACGGTAAAAGAACAATTATCTATAATAAAACAGTAGAATTTGATAAGCATTATAAAGTAATCCTGGCATCATCAAAACCTTATTGGTTTGGAAAATATTTATTTCCTTATTTCGGAGGTAAAGAGCCTGCACCTCATAATGTTAAAATCAGTGTAATATATAAATAAAATGAAGAAAAATAAATCAACAACGTGGATAGTGATTTTGTTAATTTTTAACACTTTCATGTACTACATAGAATCAGCCCTAATATATTTAACTAAGCTGTTTAAAAATGAGTCCCGAAGAAGAGGCTAATCGCTTAATAAAGGATATTTATAAAATCCTTACCTGTGACAGAAAAGAAGATTTAAATAAAACAGCAATAAAAATATCAATTCTTTTTGCTGATGAGATTTTAAATCAATACGAAAATCGTTTTAGGAAAATAACAAGATCAGAAACAGTAGCACGATTAGTGCTGACAATACATTGGCAAAAAGTTAAAAAAGAATTAATTAAAAAGCTAAAAAAACACACTAATGGGTAAGTTTGATTTTGAGTATAAACCCCAAATAAAGACTGGTAGAAAAGAAATAATATCAGTGATAAGAACAGGAGAGATAGACCTTTATTACTTTTATCCTAAGACTAACGAAAAAGAATTTATCAAAACAGTAAAGGTAAAAACACAAAACAAAAAGTAAGTGTTTTGTTATATTTGCATTTTTAATTTTTAACCAATAAATAATCGCTATGAAAAAAGTGGAGACAATCATCAGGAAGAGTAAATTCGCTGATGTTAAATCTGCTCTGATGGACGTTAAGGTAACTTTCTTTAGTTATTGGGACGTTACAGGAGTGGGTAATGAAAAAGTAGGAAACGTCTATAGAGGCGTTGAATACAACACCTCTGATATTCAGAGAAGGTACTTATCTATAGTCGTTTCAGACGAGTTCTTAGATAGGACAGTAAATGCTATTCTTGAAGCTGGTAAAACAGGTAGGGTAGGTGATGGTAAAATATTCGTTAGCAATATCGAAGAAGCTTATCGTATTAGGACAGGTGAACGTGGTAATCAAACTTTAAATTAAAAAGAAATGGAAAGTTTATTTACTGCAAATAATGTGTGGATGATGGTCTGCACAGGATTGGTTTTCTTTATGCACCTTGGTTTCAGTTTCTTAGAAATTGGATTAACCAGAAGCAAGAACACAATTAATATACTATTCAAAAACATATTTATTATATGTATGGGATTGTTAGTGTATTATGTTGGAGGTTTCAATTTAATGTATCCAGGATTTACTGAAGCAGACTTAGGAATATTTAAGTTTGCAGGATTCGGAATTGCACCGCCAGAAAATGGAATGTTAGCTAGTTACGCTGATTCAGGATATACGTGGTGGACAGACTTCTTGTTCCAAGGTATGTTTGCCGCAACTGCCGCAACTATTGTAAGTGGAGCAGTAGCTGAACGTATAAAACTAACGAGCTTTATGCTTTTTAGTCTTATTTACGTAGGTCTAGTTTACCCAATAGTAGGCTCATGGAAATGGGGTGGAGGTTTTTTAGATAACTTAGGTTTCTATGACTTTGCTGGAAGTACTTTAGTTCACTCTGTTGGTGGATGGGCGGCATTAGTAGCAGTATGGCTGCTTGGAGCTAGATTAGGTAAGTTTAAGAATGGTAAATCTATTCCAATATTCGGACACAACATACCTTTTGCAACAGCAGGAGTGTTAATACTGTGGCTAGGTTGGTTTGGATTTAACGGAGGGAGTGTATTAAGTGCAGACCCTGCGTTAACTTCTTTAACTTTAGTAACAACTTGTTTAGCAGCAGCAGCAGGTGGTATTGGAGCTGCCATTACATCTTTTTTAAAGGATAAGACATTTGATTTAACAATGTTTCTTAATGGAATCTTAGGAGGGCTAGTAGCTATTACAGCAGGTGCTGACCAAATGAGTCCTGGTGAATCTATATTGATAGGTGTAATTGGTGGTATTGTAGTAGTGTACGTTGTTGCATTACTTGATAAGCTAAAATTAGACGATCCTGTTGGAGCTATTGCAGTACACCTTGGATGTGGAATTTGGGGTACACTTGCAGTAGGAATCTTCGGAAACCTAGCTAGTGTAAGCCAATTCATATCACAATTCTTTGGAGTTGTTACAATCGGAGGATTCTGCTTAATTACTTCTTTTATAATTCTATTTACCCTTAAGAAAACTATGGGATTAAGAGTTAGCAAAAGCGAGGAGTTAGAAGGGTTAGATAGTTCAGAACATGGAATGTCAGCTTATCCTGACTTTAGATTAAATCAACATTAACAAATAGGGGGATTAAACACCCCCTTTAATTTTATAAAAATGAAAAAAATATTTACAATTTTATTAGCACTAAGTGCTTCAATTATTATAGCTCAAGATAGCTTACAATCAAAACTATCATTAGAAGGTAGTGCTGATGTTTATTACCGTAGAAACCTAAGTACAAATAGCACAGATTTAGCACCTGCTACTTCTTTTGCTAACTTGAATGGTTTTTCTTTAGGGATGTTTAATTTAATAGGTTCTTATGATACTAAAAATACAGGTTTTGTAGCGGACTTGGTTTTTGGACAAAGAGGTGAAGATGCAGTATTTTTATCAACTGGAAGTGCTAGTATCATTAATCAGTTATACGCTTATTGGGATGTTAGTGATAACCTGACTTTAACAATGGGTAATTTTAACACCTTCTTAGGATATGAGGTTATAAGTCCTAGTGGTAATTTTAACTACTCAACTTCTTATATGTTTTCTTCTGGACCATTCTCCCATAGTGGTCTGAAAGCCGACTTCAACCTATCTGAAGATTTTACAGGTATGGTTGCTGTCTTAAATGCTACTGATGAAACAGATTTTAACTCTACCAACTTTAATACTTTAGGTGGTCAGTTGGCTTATAAAGATACATACTTAAATGCTCTGTATGGAAAACAAGACTCAAGCTCTAAAGCTACTTTTCAAATTGACTTGACAGCAGGTTATGACTTGTCAGAAAAGTTCTATCTTGGAGTGAATACTACATACAATGAAACAGAAGGTAGTGGTTTTTATGGAGTTGCCTTATATCCTCAATATGCAATTCGCAAATTAACAACAGGATTAAGAACAGAGTATTTTGGGGAGTTTGACTCTACAGGAGATACAGATGTTATAGGGCTAACAGCTACACTTGATTATTCATTAGAGAATTTAAACCTAAAACTAGAGTATAGACTTGATAAGGCTGATGATAAAATCTTTGAAAGAAAAGATAATTTATCCAGCATAGTATTAGCAGCAATATATTCCTTTTAAATAATTAAAAAAAATGAGTGATGTAGTAACCCCTGAAGAACTATCTTTAGTAAGACAACTAGGATATGATGACAATGTAACATATTGTAAAGTCTTTAATTGGTTTAGGGAAAGATGGGGTTACACTTCGTGGATTGAGAAATCAGGAAAAGAATACAATTATAAAATATACGCCAGGGGGGTTTATCACAAACCTATTCATTCACCTACTGAATCTCCATATTGTAAAAATTATGAAGATGCACAGGTTAAACTACTAAAAGAATTGGTACTAATAATTAAAGAAATAGAGAAATGAGTAAGGAACAATTTTTAAAACTGTTTAAAGTAGGTGATATAGTAACTTCTTTTACTTGGGAGTTAATGAGTCCTCGGCATTGTAACGCAAAAATAGTATACATTTCAAAAACCAAAGAAGAGTTATGTATAGAAGATGAAGATGGCTTAATAGTTATTTCTTACCTATCTTACAATCTAAAAAAAGTAAAAGATGGATGAAAGAATAACAAATCCTTGCTGTGATGCTGATTACAAGCAAGAAGGAAGGGCAAGTTATATCTGTTGTGAGTGTGGTAAGGATATAACTGTAGAAATTATATTAATATATCAAGCTTTAAACAATTAAAAATGCCAACATTCGACTACGTTTGCAAAAAGTGCAAAACAGAATTAAAAGACAAACTAGTACAGTCTTACAAAACAAAAGTTAAGTGTCCTAAATGTGACACATTTATGAATCAACAAATAACCAAGCCTAACTTAGGCAACATGAACAAATATGGAAGCAGCTATTAAAAAACACAAGAGGGTATGTACCTCTTTTATGTCCAACGCTATTATTATGTTGGAGAACATTGAAGACCTGAAAAACACACCTATATGGTCTAGAGAATTAAAATTCTATGGAAACAAATTCCTGGAAGAGCTAGAAAAGAAAACCCTTCCGGTTGAAAAAGCTATGCACAGAAATGAAAAGGAAGTTAAATTGGTCCAGGAGATACAAACTTTATATGAAGAAATATTTAAAGATATGGCTGAAATAAATATTGAACAGCTTATAGATCTTAAGTATTTTGTTAAAGACTTAATCTCTGGTAACGTTATAAAAGTTACCAAGGAGCAAGCAAAAAAAATAAAAGAAAAAAAGCTAAAGCAAACAAAATGAATAAAGATAGAAAGTTCCAGATAAGGATAGAGGGAGATGTAATTGTTAAGCTAAAAGAATTAGCGAACAAAAAAAAAGTATCTGTTGCTAAATTAATAAGAAAATCAATCAAAAAGACTTATGACTTATAACGAAGAATACCAAAAAGTAGCTGAAAGACAAGCTATATTTAAAAAAGAATACCCAACCCATAAAATAACCACACACTTATTAGATACCTGTATCATAGACGGTAAGCATCAGGTTATTATTAAATGTGAGATACTGAACGGTTCAAACAAGGTTGCTGCTACAGGTATAGCATCAGAACGAGAAGGAAGTAGCAGTATTAATAAAACTAGCTGGGTAGAGAACGCTGAAACATCTGCAATAGGAAGAGCATTTAGAGCATTAGGTATTGGAGATAATGATAGCTACGCATCTAAAGAAGAAGTGGTAAACGCTAAACAAAAACTAGGAACGGTTGAAAAGAAAGAAAAAGTTTCTAAAGGAAAATCCCTTACCGAGAAGGCTAAGAAAAACACTAAGAAACTAGACCTAAGTTTTATTACTGATAACAGAAAAGTAGCTGACTTAAAAAAAATAGCTGATGGTTTAAAAATGTTTGGTATAACGAGACTACAATTAACTCCTGCTTTCAAAAGATATGACTCAGAGGGTAAATATAAAGACCTTGCTAACTTTATGGTTAATATGCCTACGGAAGAACTTAAGACTTTTATTACTGAATATGTTGTCAATAATAAAAAATGAGTTATCTAGTAGCCAACCTACCGCAAATACAGTGTTATGTCAGAAGAGAATACCTGTATGATTTTGACGAAGGACATGGAGATTATGAACCATGTTATTGGGTAAGTGTAAAGTCCATATTAGGAAAAGCACTTTACATTGAAGCCTACCTAACTGAATACGGAGCTTTATATGATAAACTACCTATATCAGCTTTTGTCTGGAAAAAAGATGTTGATGTTGACACATTTGCTCCATTGGATTACTTGCAAATATGGGATTGTTTTTCGTATAATATAACTGTCATTGAAAAAACAATATTGAAGAATATAGACTGTCAGGTATATATGAAAGATAAAAAGTTCCATAAAGGATATTATTTATTTACTATTGACAGTTGTCACTCAGAGCCTAATGAATTAAACGTAAGCCTTTCGCAAACACCTAACGAACATAAATCTTTTAATATTATAAAGATGGATAACGGTCAGTTTGCTGCTCAACCTAACAACAGGGTTTTGTTTTACGACCAATCATTGACATCAAATAAATTAAATGCACCAGACTTCAAGGTAAGCACCCATGAGTTCTTCTGTGAAAATGCTCACAAGTGGGCTGTAGAAGATGGTTATTTTTATGAGTTTGATAAAAAAGAATAAAGAGTGAATTTAAAAGACAAAATAAAAAAAGGAAACGATTACTTAATTAATCAATGCGAAGCAAAGCTTAACTCATTAGGAGCGTTAGAAAAAGGAAGTTTTACCCCGGCAGACCCTAAAGCCTATAATAGATATAAAAAAGAAGCAGAGTTTAGATTAAGATACGTAGAAGCCGTATCAGAACTGCTTAAACAACATATACTACTGTCAGAAGGATTGTTAGAATTTATTTATAAAATAGATAACGAAGGTAATATAGAAGAAGAAGAGATTAATGGTTTAAGAAAGTTTGCTGAAAAATATAAATAATGATTACTAGAGACAAACTTGAATCCCTCTTAGGTAGAGGGTATAGCATAATACCGCTTAAAAAAAATAAAATACCCAACATAAACTCTTGGCAGAAATACACCAAAGAACTTTATAAACTAGGTGATGATATATCCGAGTTTCAATCGGTAGGACTTGTAACAGGCGAAATAGCAGGTGTGCAAGTTGTAGATGTAGACGCTAAATACTGGATAGGAGAAGGTAATTTAATGGAGCTTTTAGAAGATAGAGTAGAACTTTTCTGCCCTGGTCTTTGGAAAAAATTGACTATATCAACAACAAAAAACAATGGCTTTCATCTTCTATATAAAGTAGAAGGAAGTCAAGATGGAAGTGTTAAGCTTGCTCAGAGAGAACCCACAAAAAAGGAAGCTAAAGAAGGACAAAAAAGATTAGTGCTTTTAGAAACAAGATCAGCCAACGCTTATGTTGTTTGTCATCCTTCGCAGGGGTATGAGATAACTCAAGGTAAGCTTCTTAATTTAAAGCTAATCACAAAAAAAGAAAGAGATACTCTTTTTGCTTGTTGTAGAACTTTTGATGAGATTTTACCTCCCGTTTTTCAAGAGAAACCTCAAGTTGTATACAACAGCGTAGGCATACCTCCTTGGGAGGCTTATAACGATGATAAATTTCATTGGCAAACAGTTATGTCTAGTCATGGATGGGAACTAAAAGAAGAGAAAAACAACAAAATACCTGTTGTAAGACCAGGGAGCAACTCCCCTACTTCAGGTAACTTTTCTTTAGGACATAACTTACTAAGAGTGTTTAGCACATCATCTATATTTGATAGTGATAAATCTTACAGTCCTTTTGGTATATATACATTATTACAATGTGGAGGAGACCCCAAACAAGCTGCAAGAGAACTTAGAGATATGGGTTATGGAACTAACCCCGAATCAAAGTATAAAACTAAAGATGAACCTGTAGAGATAGACAATACTCATGAGTTTATTGTTGGCGATGAAGCTAACTCTTATATACACGATTTTGCTAGTGGTAAGATTCCAATGGGACTACCAACAGGATATAAAGATCTAGATGATCATTATAGGTTTAAAAATCAAGCTTTTGATATTATAGGAGGTACTGCAGGTTTAGGTAAAACCACTATAGCTTGTTTTCTCTTTGCCCTAGCGAATGCTCTTCATGGTAAACGTGTCATCATATACAGTACAGAAAATCCGGCTTGGGAGTTAAAGGTATTTATTCTTGAGTTTTTGTACGGAGAGAAAGTTAAAGATATTCCTAAACAACACATTGACAAAGGATTAAAATACTTAGACAAGAACTTTGCTTTTATAGAGACAGAAGATATGTTGAGCTACTTGGATATTCTTAGTATGGTTGAAAAGATAGAAGCTAAAAAAGGTAAGTTTGATTATCTGTTTATAGACCCTTGGAACGCTTTAACTGTGGATTATACAGAAGTAGATAGAAAACTTAATACTTACCAATACACACTTCAAGTAGCTACCAAACTACAGAAGTGGTGCAAGCATAAGAATATGTCCTTATACATTGGTATGCACTCTAATACAGAGTCAGCACGAAGAGTTCATCAATCAGGAGAGTTAAAAGGTAATCCATCTCCTTTAAATGCTGCTGACCTTGCTGATGGAGTTGTATGGGAAAACAAATGCACCCACATGTTATTAGTTCATAGATACAAATTTGTTGAGGAATTAAGAAACCAAACACAGATAGCTGTTAAAAAAGTAAAGTCAAAACATACAGGTGGTTTGGAAACTCCAATGGATAGCCCTGTACTTCTGAATATGGGTAGAGGTAAGCATAGAGATTTTTTTAGTTTTTATGATTCTGATAACGAAAGTCCGTTGCGAGGATGGTTTAAAAAGACTATCTTAGGGGAAGATTTTGTCAGTACGAAAGATGAAATACCAAACTTTGATGATTACGTATTTGAGCAGCAACAACCTTCTGAAATGGAGGAGATAAACAATTACAACAAAGGAGAAGTTTTTAAAGGTAGTAGACCTGATGACCCTCCTTTTTAAATTAGTAAACAATTAAATTTTATATATTATGGGACTAGGAAGAGACAATTCTCCGAAGACTTACTTAAAGCTAAACACTAAAGAAGAAAAGCCAGTGTTTAAGGTTTATGAGAAGAACGCTGAAACAGGAAAGTATCAGCACACACAAAGCGAAACATTTGTTAGCGGCTACTTTAAATCAATTAACTTTCAAGTTAATGAATATAAGGGCGATAAAACAGAAGTTTTTAACCTTACCATTACAGACGATGGTATGGACTATGTTATTGAGTCATCACTTAGCATGGTAGGTAGAGGTATTCTTAATACCCTTTCCTCCTACACCGAGTTAGGATTAATTAAGATTTCATTAGCAACAAGATCCAAAGATGGTAAATCATTTCCAACAGCTTATCTAACAATAAACGGAGATGACAGACCTAAATGGAAACTTAGCATTGAAGAGCAAATGAATTTAACTAAAGTAACTAAGTTAAGAGACAGAACGGATTATGACCGTTTCGAACTTCATGAAAAGCTTAAAGAACTTTGTTCTAATTTAAAACCTGCTGAGGATAATATTTTAAACACTGTCAGCCCGGAGTTAAAACAAGCTGCGGAAGAAGCTGATAAATTTATAAAATCTGCTGCTGAAACAAAAAAAGAAGAGGTTTCGTATGACGACGACGATTTACCTTTTTAATTTTTAATTACAAAAGAAGCCATCATTACACGCACGTACACACACAACGGGAATAGGTGAAGCCCGTTTTTTTTATTTTAAATTAATATGTCAACAACATTAAAAATGAATAAAATAGACCTATCGTTAGACAATCTTGGATGTAAACTCCCAGAAGAGATTGCACACTTAGAAGAATACGCTAAGTACGCTAAACAAATAAAAGAAGATGTATACGGATTTTTTATTCCTCAGTTTATTGAAGGTAAAAGAAATGAAGATTGGTATTCATTTAGAAAAAACACACTAGGATCATCAGAGATAGCTACAATAATAGAAATGGATGAGTATGGTGATTCTGTAAAACTATTTAGAAGTAAGATAGACTACGATATACCTCCCTTTGCAACTAAGTTTACTGTAAACGGATTACACTTTGAAGAAAGAATATCAGACCTTTGGGAGTTCTATGATGGAACAGAAACCGGATGGGTAGATAACTGGACACAAGCAAATAAGATTAGAACAAAAGTTCCTATCCCTTGTTACGCAATAAACATCAACTATCCTCACTTATCAGCTTCTTTAGATTTTCTTATCCCTGGAGGACAGGTTAGCCCGTTTACAGGTGAGGTTATAGAATCAGATGCGTCTTTAGAGATAAAAATGGTTTCTCAATTTGCATCAGAAAAGTATGAGCTAGGCATCCCACATAGATATGTAGTTCAGACTAACCTTCAAATGATAGTATTGGGAATTACCTATGCTGAACTTGCATACCTGGTAGCAGGAGTAGATTTTAATGTATTACCTTTAGATATGGACTTAGAACTATGCCAAGAGATTATTGTAAAGTCTTATGAGTTTTGGAATCGTGTGACTATGGCTAGAGATATTTACAACTCTGAGGGTGATGAGTTGGAAATAGATAGAAAAATTACAGAGATAGAGCCTGAGCCTTCAGGAAATGAAGCATACTTAGAGTTTTATAAAGACAAGTACAAAACCTCTTATGAGGACACACTTAGAGCAGGAGAAGAGCAGGAATGGGATATAGCGGTACAGTATAAAACCTGCACAGACGACATAGCTTTGCTTGAAAAAACTAAAGAAAAGCTAAAACAAAAGATAATGTCATTCTCTAAATATGATGAAGTCATATCTTTTGGGGATAACGGACGGATACTCAACAAGCGACCCGAAGGCAAAAGGGCTACCTTTAGAGTAAACATAAAAAACTATAAAGAGGGGTAAAACCCTCTTTTTTTATATAAAACTACCTTAAACTGGAATGGATATAAAAGATTTTTTCCCTGAACTTCTTGAGCTTAAGAATAAAGGCTATAACTCAAACGATATAAAAAATTGGCTAGAAAGAAATAAAGGAATAGTAGTAGGATCAAGGCGTGTAAGAAAAGTATTTCAAGATAAAGGAGAGCCTTTTTCTAAAAGATCGGTAAATCAATTTGAACATCAACTTGATGAAAACGGATTTACACCCGTTAATAATTGGCAGTATGGGTGGGTCAAAGGTAAAAAAGGCTCTATTTTTATTAAAAATCCTGACACTATTATTGAAGAAGAAGATTACAGAGAAGCAATTAAAGAAGCTGTAGAGTCAATAGAAAAGATAAACCTACCTAAATGTGGTAAAACAAATAAAAAAGCTCTTAGAGCTATTATATCGGACGCTCATGTAGGTATGAACTGTAATACAGATGATGCTGTTTTTGGTTTTGAATACAATGAAAAAATATTTAAAAAACATTTATCAACTCTGTTTGATTCTATTAAAGAAAAAATAGAATCTCATGGTAGTTTTGATGTTATAATAGTAGATGACTTAGGAGATAGTTTAGATGGTTATAACGGAGAAACAACAAGAGGTGGTCATAAGCTTCCTCAAAATTTATCTAATAAGGGTGGCTGGAAGGCTTACGTAATAAATAAACTAAACACCTGTGTTAATATTGTACTGCTAAACGCTGCTGATAAATATCAGTTTAGAAGTGTTGCTAATGATAATCATGCCGGGGATTGGGGATATACAGCTAACTACGCTATCAAAATGGCTATAGAGTCAATGTTTGACAATGTAGAATATATTATATTAGAGAAACACATGGAGCATTTTTATTACGGAGATCATGCGTTTCTGTTAGCTCATGGAAAGGATAAAAAGAATATGTTTAAAAATATGCCCTTACAATTAAACGATAAAGTATCAAACCTAATAAGGCAGTACATAGACCACTATGAGATAAAATCCAAATATATACATGTAGATAAAGGAGACCTTCATCAGGTAGGATACAATAGAGAGCCTAAGTTTGATTACAGAAACTATATGTCTTTTGCTCCTCCATCACCTTGGGTTCAAGCAAACTTTGGAGTTTCTTATTGTGGTTTTTCGGTGCAGGTTATTCCTAAACATAGCAACCAAATTGAACATTCAGACATATTTTTTGATTTAAAAAAAGTTTAGTATGAATAAGATTTTACATTTAAAAAAAGGAGATGTCTTTACCTATAAAGGAGAAGAATATGAAGTGTGTAAGATTGATGAAACATTTGTTACTTGTAAAAACACATCTCCTGATGGTTACACATTTTATATACATAAATCAGTAGAGATAACAGACGAGTATTTTAAATCCAATCCAGACCATAAAAAGAACATGTTTTAATGAAAAAGAAAACTGGAGAATGGGACATGTTTATGGAGATATGGAAAGAAAGAAAACATGTATGTGCTAATTGTGGTAAAAGACTAGGAAACAAACCTCAACCAATATTCTTTTCTCATATACTAACCAAAGGAAGAACACCTGAGCTTAGACTAAACAAAGACAATATAGAACTTCTATGCCCTGAACATCACATGGAATGGGAGACAGGAGATTTAGAAACAAAAAGAAAGTTTACCTGGTCCAAAACAAAAAAGCAAATAGTTAAAGATTATAACTACTTGCTTTATTGTAAATTATTTGGTGACGATTAATTCTGATTCATACCCCCATAAAAGAACGCTATAATAGAAGCTACTATATTACCAAGGATAAATCCCTCTAAAGTATCTACTAAATGTGTGTTGCCCTCTGGAACAACTATAAAGAAAGAGAATATCATAAATGTAGCTCCAACAACACTCCAAAAAGCAGCTAAATAATAAATGAAGTTTTTAGCAAGACCTCCTTTTTGTTTTAAAGCCTCCTTCTGCATATCTCTAGCAGAATCTCTATCCTCTATTATTAATCTTTCATGCTCTAACTCAAACTCCTTAATCTTTAATTGAAACTCTTCTGAGAGAGCTTTACCTTCTTCTGATAAGTCAGTACCCAATACATCTCCAATCTCCTTTATAACACCTTTAAAATTACCTGTAGCAGCATTAATAGCTAACTGACCTACATCTTTACCTTTTGTAGCTAAAAACCCTTTAGCTTTCTTTAAAAACCCATTAAACTTCTTCATAACTTTGGTTTTATTATTTCAACATGAGGAGCATCTAAAAACGATTGATCAAACTTCAATATACCATCCATATCCCAATTAACACCAGTTCTCACTATATGAGATGTAACACCTCTAGAGTATAAGTCTTTTCCGCACTGCTCTATTACAGTAGATATATATACTAAATGTGTCATGTCATAGGTTAAGTTTTTGCCATTATGAAAAGCATAAGCACAAAAATCAACAGCCCTGGAATATTGATACAAAGAATGATCTTCGATAGTTATATGTTTTGCAGCTTTGCATAAATCCTCCTCAGAAATATATCTGTCTGGGTCTATTTTACTTAAACCATCTTTAAAATATCTTCTCTGAGTAGACACATCTCTAGATCCTTCTACTAATACAATATCCACAGAAGTCCTCTGTATTGCTAAGTTCATTATTAATTGTAAATCAGGATGAAGTGTTTCTAAAACACCCCTACTTCTTTTACTCCATTCATATCTCATTTTACTAGGTTATTTTTTTTTATTATAACACTTATAAATAAATTGACCTATTGTGATTGAAGAAGTAATTATAGAAAGAAGAGTTAATACTAATACCGAGACTTTACTTGTTACGTCTATACCTGATTCGGCTGCCGGAGTGACTATTATTTTCAGATAATCTAATGAAGGAATACTGTCTTTTATAGTTTCTACGTTTTGGTTTAAGCAACCCCAGCCAAAAAAAGAAAAAATAGTATTTAAAAAAATACCAAAATTAGTATTATCCATTATATCTGTATTTTTCATAAAGATAAAAAAAATAAAATCTTTTGTTTTTTACAACGAAAGACACAAACCAAAGTTTGATCTAATCTTCGGACTGCTTGTTTTCATCTATAAATAGTTTATCTAATATTCCTAACGCTTTATTATATGATAAAACTTCGAATCTAGAAAAAGCTCCCCTTTGGGTAGCAACATCTAATAGTTTTATTAAATTAATATAAGCTTTGTTTTCTTCTGTTAATTCTTCCATTTTAATTATACTTTATTGTTCTTTAAAAAATTATAAAGCTTAACAAGGTTTTCCGTTGAAGTTCCTGGTTTCTTTTGAATGTATTTGTTTTTCATTCTCAAAATAAAACCACCTAGCCTAACACCTATATAGTTGCGTTTAGCTTTATCTTTTAATATTTTTTGCAGCTTGTAAAATACATAATCATCATACTTGTTTCCACCGTAAACTCTATACCCCCAGTCATGCAGGAAAGCATCTACACTAGGATGAGTTTTATCTTGGATGAAAGTAGCACCATCATAACCTTTTTCTCTCCAAAATTTACTTTGCCAAGCTTCTTCAAAAACAGACGTAATGTAGTTAAGATTATTATCTTTTATTTGCCTTACTAAGGCTGCTCTTATTTCTTCTTCTGTGAAGTATGGGTATATGTTTCCGAAATACATTAGTTGTCCTTTATAACCTCTTTAACAATGCTTATAGCAGTATTTAACTGGTCAATATACATTTTAGCATCATTTCCTGTTAATGCCTTTGGCAGTTCTGCTTTATATGCTAAATCTATCAATATGTTTAAAGCTTGCTCTTTGTTCATTTTAATCTTCTTGTATTAGTTCAACATTTGCTATATCTAAACCAAAAGTATCAGCTATTATTTTTCTTTGCTCTTCTTTATATGTCATTATTCCCCATGTAGGAACGTTAGCAACAGGATAAGGAAAATTAATCAGCCTTTCACCATTTTTAGACGCTTTAAAATAATGTTTATTATTTAAATAGTTATCCTCTGAATAATATACATTATACTCACATTGTAAAAGCCCTGAAGCCTCAACCCCTTTAGCTGATACCACTATTTTAATAACTGGATTTGTAATTGTTTCACCAAAATCAGCAGTTATATCTCCTGTTATTTTATAATATTCTTTGTTATTAATCATCTTTATTCAATTTAACTAGCACTTGTTATAACTCCATTAGATATTGTAAAATTTGTATAGCTCCCTGTTCCTGAAAAGCCTAGAACTCCACCTACGTATAAATCGCCATTATTTCTAAAGTCCCATAAAGTATTAGGTATAGTATCACCATCATAAATTTTAAAAGCTGAAGATGTGCTTAAAGTATCAGCTCCTAAAATATCAACCGTTTTATTTTTATTTACTTTAAAAGCGGTCAAGTAAGTGCCCGCCAAACCTCCAGGGCTTGTTTGTAGTTCAAAGTCAGCACCGCCGCCGCCTTTTTGAGTGATTAAAAAATTAATTCCTTTCCAAGCATACCCATCAAAGGTAAATTGCAAATTATTAACATCGCCTGAACTTGTTCCAGCATCCCCAAAAATAACGGGTTTCTTTGTTCTAATATTTTCAATTTCAACAAGTGAACCATTTAAAAGCAATGAACCGTTTGAACCGCCCGAAGTAACTGGCCATAATCGACCTTGTCCGCTGGTTGAGTTAAAATGAAAATTTAAAACCCCATCTTTATAACCACCAAACGAACCACTACCACCAATGTAAACTAATTTTTTAGCCTTTTCTAATCCAAATAAGTTATAGCTACCCTCATTAAAATCTAAAGTATCAGTTATTGTAGCTATTCTACCCGTTCCTATGGTGTCGTTAGCATTGTAAAGAGTGTTGCTACTTCCACCACCACCTAAAGCATCAATAGCCTGCTTAACTCTTTCAGGTGTCCATCTTTTAACCGTAGTAACCGTTCCTGCTTCTGCTTCTGCTTGAGTTACCTCCGAAACTTGATTGTTATAAGCCGTCTCTATTTCAGCATCAGTCTGATCTGCAGTTGCTCCATCTTCTACATTTATAATACTTCTAACTTGAGTTGAAGTTAAATCTTCAGGGTCTCCTGTTCCTGCTGTATTTCTACCCTTTATTGTTTGAGTAGCCACGTTTGCAGACTTGGCGTTTGTTACCGCATCGTCTGCTATTGTTAAAGCTGTTGCTCCTGTAACATCCCCTGTATGAGTAGCATTAGTTACTTTAGCATTGTTAGCTGTAACATCTGTCTCCATCTGGTCCAGGTCTACAGCTTGAGTAACACTTATATGACTCAACTTAGTAGCTTGAGCAGCACTTAAATGTATTGCACTATCTGCTATATGAGAGTCTATCTGAACATGGGTGTTTGTTCCTACATCTGTTAACCCTGTATGACTAATACTGTTAGTGACATAAGCCATAGAACCATTAGCGTCTATTGTTGCTATACCCCCTAATGTTTTTGCTTGTCCAATTGTGTCACCTTGACCAACTATTATCTTTCCGGTAGACATAGCAGGTAAACCCGAAGCTCCTTGAGATATTAATTGCTCAGGAGTATAACCCCTTAAAGTATCTGAATCTAAACCTGAACCTGTACCATCAACAGTTTTTAAATCTGTAAGAAGTTCGTTACTTGATCTTGATACTAACTCCCACTTTTCAGTGTCGTAGTTATATGATTTAAGCCTATCATAAAAACCTCCTTCAGAACTTTTATCCAACCAAAAAACATCTCTATTAGTTGGTTCTTCAGTTCCTCTTGCTATCGCTATAGCATCTATTAATTCAATTTTTTGATTTGGCATTTTATAAATTTAATTTAAAATACTGCAAAAAAATCACCACCGCTAGTATCAGGAGAAGCACTAAGCCCTTTTATCTCTGTTCTATCTAGTGATACACTTCCACTAGTAGATGTAGACCTTAGACTTATCGTACCTGCACTATGACCTGCATCAGCACTAATTGCACCTGTTGCTACCTGTCTATTGGTGTTGTGAGTTACAAAAGTTCTATTAGTTCCTTGTGGTATTTGCTGAGTAAGGATAGCATTAATACTACAAGAGGTTATCATTATTAATGAGTCATCTTCAACGGTTAAGTCTTTAGTATTAGGGCTTGTTGAAGCTCCACTTCTAGAACTAGCACCTACACCTCCTGAATCGGTAAAACTTCTAATATGAATACTAATTGGATTCCACTGTGAACCACTAAAACTAACTACTAAGTTATTACTTCCTGTTGGAGGGTTTTCTAAATAATAAAAGCACATTCTCTGACCTAAACCACTTCTATTAATTTGATATAGTTCAGTCATAGCCTGTCCTCCATAAGTACACCCTGAGTAAGTTCTACTATTACTCATAGTAAACTGAGCAATTATTAAACCGTCATCACCTGTGTTGTGTGTATGAGCTTGAGTTTTTGAACTAGCTCCAGGGGTAGGATTTGCACTCGTAGTATTTCCTTTAGTTGGTACTGCCATTATAATTGACTTATATCAGTAATTTTAGTTAAACTTATATCTTCAACAATTTCTACTTGAGTTCTAGCCTCATTAACAGAATCAATACCATTGAAAAAAGTACTTATAGACACCTCTCCTATTTCTAACTTAGTTCTGTTCTCTCCTAGAAACTTTCCTAGTGTAGAATCATAATCCTCGTTAATCTGATTAACAATAGCGTCATCTTCAGTTTGACCAATATCTGTATACTTTAAATTGTCTGTACCCTCTAATTCTATTTTACTAATAATTGTAATCATAATTAAGCTTCTGTTTTAACTGCTATAGCATCCCATTTAGTATCTGTAGAGTTATATATAAACCCTAAATAAGTTATCTTACTTGCTACTGTTGTAGTTGGTAAAGTTATTCCTATTGCTCTAAATATAGCATTAAAAGTAATCCCCCTAGCACTTCCGTCATCTTTAACTCTAATAATTAGCTTTTGACCCTCAACAGGTGAACCCGTTGGAGCTGCTATTGTTAGTGCCGCTGCTTGAGCTGTAAGAACCGCAACCTCTGTTGTGTCTGAATCTACAGTCAATGTCGCTGACGAAGCAGTAGATGTGCTTATAGGATCTACAACAGCTTTTCTTTTGATACTCTTTTTGTTACCAGAATCTCCGCTATCTTCAATGATAAACTCATCAGCATTAGCAACTGTTGTCTTTTCAGTTATTGCTGTTATCTCATTAGCAGCATTCACATGAACAGCATTAGCATCACTAGTAGCTGGTAAATTTCCAATA